TGCAATATTTGCACCATAGTTAAAGTTTGTTGTCTTGATCCACACGCTTCCTGAAGGACGAGGAACAGTTTGGAAGTTCTTCCATTGAGGAACTGTACTATGCTTGCTAAACTGTACTGTTAATCCAGCATAATAGCCTGCGATTAGACCCAAGCGTGTTAAGATTGTGCCCTCGCCTGTTGAACCATTGGTACCATTGACAAGATGCATCTTTCCGTCAACAACCGAACCGTTGCTCTTAGCAGTAGTGTCAACATAAATGTGAACAGTTTGAGACGTAGGATTAACTCTAGCACTGATGCCTGCGATATTTGCAGCATTGATATTTGCAACAAACGAATCATCAGTTGATCCACTAGCAGTAACAGTAACACCATTGATTACAACAGTGTGCCCAGGAGTGATATTGCTAACATTTGCAGTTGTGCCGGTGACTGCTGGCTGTGAAGTATACCACGAACTAGGATATCCTGCAGTTATATTACTAGTTCCTACTAGTACCCAGTGCCCGTCATAACTCTTGTAGTAGAGAGGATTAGTTGTCAATGATCCAACAATTGCATAGTCGCCGAGATTGCCATAACTATTTCTAGGACGATTGTTTAATATCTGAGTAGCAAGATCTGTTAGGTATGTAATTTTCTGTTGAACAAATACTTGATTATCAGCATCCCATTCAAACACGCCCCAACGACTAATTGCAGAATCAAGCCACAATGTGCCACCTGCTGCTTGTGCAGTTGGTCTAGCATGACTGGGTTCAAGTTGTGCAAGGTCGATATCGGCACGAACAATATAAGCACTGCTAATTGCTCCGAGTACATTATGTGCGGCCCACAAGCCGTATTCGCTACGCTCGTCGCCATACATTCTATTTCCGCTGTGATCATTCGGGAAAATTGGAAGTCCAAATTTACTTACAAGTGATCGCTGATCACCTATATTATAAACTTTTCCTGCATTTTCTTTAGTAGTTGCATCTGCTGTTAACCCAGAAGCATTCATTTTATCCTGTGCAGTTGCTAGGATAATAAGAGGAATTGTTCCAACGGCAGTTGGAGCATAATTACTCTCATCGATTACTGTAACTTGCACACCTGGTGAAACTAAACTGTTTGCCATATTATCATATCCTTTTAGTAGGTTAATAATATTTAGCGATTAGCCCTAAAACCAGGGTGTTTGTACGGGTTCTATTGGGATATAATTGCTGAGACTTTGTTTTTAAGATCCTGTAAAGATCCAACATTACGAATAATATGATTACGTTTTACAAGTCTCCATTCCCATTCGCTACTGTGAATCTCAGGATGATATACTGTCATATACAGTCTAAGTTCTTCATAGTCACTGAACTGCTCACTGTACCATTTGGGCAATGGTGGGCGCTGAACTTCCCAAATTGCACCTTGTTGGCTTAGAATTACATCAACTTCATTTCGAAAACGTACATCACTGATAACGTAATTTTTAGAAGGATCGTTTGCTCTCTTCATAAGACTATGAACCCAGATATTTTTATGGAAGTGATCACGCATAACATCTGTGCCAATATGCTGTAGAACCCAGCGAGGCGTTACAGGATGTTGCATAACATTAGACCAATATGTGTCTACTTGTTCTCGCCACAGACGGCTCTCTTCAGTATCGCCCTGCAGGAGTTCTCGAGACCAACCAAATATAGCTGAGACAGAGTCTTTAAGACTGTCCGCAAATGATACTTTAATGAAGCCATAATCTTCCACAAGGATGTTGGCAATTGTGCTCTTGCCACTGTTAATAAGTCCAATAATTCCTACAATCATAAAAACACTCTAACAGAAAAACTGTGAGGAATCAATATTCCTCAACTGCTGTGATTTTAGCAGACGGTGTTAGGTATTCCCATACTGATTCATTATAATGAGGAACCCCTGCCCAATATTTTTCAGCAGCATTTTTAACTTCTGGGCTATCAACATTGTAGCCATCACTGATCAACATACTAACTTCTGATCCCCAATTAAGATCATGTTTTTGAATTGGGCCCAATGGTACAACTGTAAACAACCACTCAGTTCCGCCGCCTGCTAAGTCAACATCATCAGGGTCATGACACATGAATACACCTTGACGATGACCTAACATGTTAGATGGACGATAGCGTTCTAAGGCAGAATAAAAATCCGTGTTACCCCATGTCTGTTCATAATTGTCACGAGGAGTTAACACTGTGCCTACAGGCAACTCATCCATGCTGCCATGATAGAATGTCGAAGCTATTTCGTGTAAACGCATTTGATCCTCATTTAGCCAATAACAAACCACGCAGGAGTCTCCCCTGTCATGCTGTTTGAAATCTCAAGTTCTAACTTATCAATCATTGCTTGGCTGTCAGTTAGTAACTGAGCACCATTTAGTGTTGTTCCACCTTGCGGCCCAACGATGCTGCTAAACTTACCGCGACCTTGCCCTAACATACGCATACAAAGCGCAAGAGTGTAATCTTTAAGCCATGGATTACTGTAAACATCACTTAATATTGTAAGATCAGGCTTATAGTTTTCAGTCCAAAGTAGAATGGTTTCTTTGTCTGCTCTGGGACGGCGCATGATAGTTAATTGTTTAGTTACAGTATTGAATGTGAAATTCAGAAATCCACCAAACATCTTTGCTGCTTCTTTAAGAAACATGCTATAGAAAGCATAAGTGGCAAGACCTCCTACACGACCGCTTTGGATCATGTAGAAGTTGACAAAGCCTGCTTCGAATGGTTCATACTGACTAGCAGTGCCACTATTAGAACCAATGTTTCTCTTATAACAATTTCGAACACTAACAACTTCTTTTGGAAGAGTATACGTGTTAGTATCCATCTGAAGTTCTAGGAAACTGTAACTCTCTTCAACTGAGTTGCTACTACGCTGGCGATAACGTGCCAACGCTTGTTTTATTGCAGTTTCATAATGGATAGGGTCGAGTTCAACATCAACTAGTCCTTCACCTAGTGAATAACGAACATAGTCAAAAATTTCATTTTTTGCTTCTTGTAAAGTGGTCATCGCACATTATTTATTAGTGCGATGACCTATTCAGTTACTTGCTTGCTTTAAGCAGCACAATATCTGCTGACAGTCTACCATTTAACTCGATTGGCACTGCTTTAATATCCTCAAGGAAAGTACGCAGTGCGATCTTACCACTGTTGGCAAAGTTCTTCAACTGTTCAGCAGGCTTACGCAGCGTCTTAGCAACTGACTTCTTATTATCAAATCCAAGAATTGTGCTACCCTTAATGCCCAACTGACCTGCATCTGCGGCAGCAACATACTTGCCCATCTTGCGTGTCTTGATGTTGTAGATCCACAACTCCTTAGCACCCATGATGTCCACTGGGTTGACACTGACAAGATTCAGTTCTTTGTTCTCGACACAATACTTGACCTTACTGACCATCTTTTCTCTGCTAGGAGCCTTCTTGACACGAGCCTTACGCACTGCTTTCTTAACAGCACCATAAGTCTCGAGAGCATCAGTTAGCCGGCTATAGAACTCGCTGAGATGTTTGAGTTTAGCTTTGTCAATGTGACGATAGCCTTCCTTCAACTGTTCATCTGCTGTCTTGCTCTTAGCAGCAAGCAGTTCTTCCATACGTGGAGTAAACACTTCTGCGATCTGATTGACGAACTGCTGTGGCACGTTCTGATCACGCATCCACTTGACCATATCAGGCATTTCCTTGCCTGCATCCCAATCATCGTACCATCCTTCGATTTCACCGATGATCTCGCCAAATTTCTCACGCATACGATCTTGGATCGTCATCTTAACGACATTGCCTTTATCTGCTGCCTTCTTAGCAGACAACCGCTCATGACCCAGCGTTAGGATCTTTGTAAACTCAGCATCAATCCAAGTCTTTGTGTCCTCACGCAGAGGAGCACCCATCATCAGCATCTTACAGACCTTACCCAGTGTAAAGCCCACACGCCATTCCTCGACTTCATTGAAGGCTTGGACATCCTGCTTGGTCCAGTTGCACTTGCTGGTGCCATACTGGCTGACATACTTTACAAGATCGCCACAACTATTGTGATAGTTGTAATAGTGGATACCAGCCCACCAATTTTTGCTGATCTTCTCGTCATCCCAAGACTCACTGCCTGCCCATTTAGGTTCAGGACCAGTATACTTCTCATCCAAGAAGCGAGGTGTGCGAGTCACAGTCTTCTTCTTTGGTGCGCCCTTGAGCAGGGACTTTTTAGC